CGTTCCGCCAACAGATGGAGTATGTCGCGCAGCTACAAGCGCAGATCAAAGGATCGCAAACAGAAATTGCTAGGGCGCTAGGCTCATTCCGCATTCCGGTGCGCGAAGGCGAAGGCGTTACTGAAGCTATGCGTATGCGTGATACCGCTGCGATTCTTGAGGAATACGGCGGCACTGATGACATCAGAGATATGGCCCGTGCTTACAACCAAGCAAGCTCCATCGAAGAGCGCGCCGGTATTGCAAGAGCTGCGGGTAAGTTCAAGCGCTTTACCGATGCTTTCTATGAGGCATGGATTAACATGCTACTCAGTAACCCGGTAACACACACAAAGAACATTGCGGGCGCAATGCTTGTCATTGGAGCACATGGTTTTGAAACAGCGGGTGCTGTTGCAGTTGGAAAGTTGCGTAATCAGTTTACTGGTGGCGAAGATGTTACTTATGCTGGTCAGTTAAACGCTCAGATGTTTGGCATGATGATGTCAATGCGAGAAGCGTTTGGTATGGCTGGTCGTGCATTTATGACCGGCGAAAATCCAATGCCAGGCACGAAGATAGACGGTGCTTCTGGTCGTAGGCCGCCAGGATCATTTAGCGCAGAGGGCTTACAAGCTCAAGGCGTATTGGGAACCACAGCTGACGTTCTTGGCAACATTATGACGTTAGGGCGTGTGCCTACTAGGGCGCTTGAGTTTGAGGATTCTTTCTTCAAGGTTGTGGCTCACAGGCAATCACTCTATGAGGAAGCCTATCGATCGGGCATGACTAAAGGCTATCGGGGCGATCGTCTAGCAGACCACATTGCAAACTTCTTAGTTGACCCACCTGCTACCGCTATTGAGAAAGCAGAAGGCCATGCGCGATATGTGACGCTACAAACCAAGCTCGATGAGACGGGGAGAAATCTCAGTAAAGTAAGACGAATACCTGCTTTGCGTTATTTCGTGCCATTCTTCAACACGCCATATAACTCATTTAAATACGCATTCGTCGATAGGACTCCGATCGGTTTGTTCTTTGGTGAAAGCAAAAAAATCATCGAACGCGGTCGTTCGCCAGGCGCTACGAGAGCTGATGTTGCAGCAGCTAATCTTGCTTATTCTCGTATCGCTATGGGCAGCGGTGTTGCTGCAATGGTTGCTATGTATGCCGCAGAGGGATTGATTACTGGGGGCGGTCCAGCAGATCCAGAAATCAGGAATGCGATGCTACGTCGTGGCTGGCAACCCTACAGCATTAAGGTAGGCGATCAGTATTACAGCTACGCGGGCGGAGAGCCGATTACTTCAACCATTGGCTTGGCTGCTGATGCAGCTGACGTTCTTATGCGCGGCGATGTTGATCCGACAAAAGCGGAAGAAGTTACGGCAGCGCTAACAGCTGCTATGTCTAATCAGCTGACCAACAAAACCTTTATGCAGGGTTTTGCCACATTAGTATCAGTGCTTGATGATCCGCAGCGATATGCAGGCACAGCCCAAGATAGATTGGTTGCGTCTCTTGTGCCTAGAATTGTATCTCAAGGGGAGCGACTGGTTGATCCTATTCAAAGAGAGACTAGAAGTCGGATTGACGTTCTCAAAGCGCAGATACCTGGATTGAGCGAAACATTGCCGCCTCGTACAAACCTATGGGGTCAGCCTGTTGCTATCGGTGGGGCGATGGGGCCAGACATAGTATCACCTATTTATATGTCGGAAGACGGCCCTGGCGAAACAAAAAACCCCATGGCCGAGGCGATGGGAATCAAGAACTACAATCAGCGAGCATATAAGCTAGACCAAGAGTTTTTGGATTTGCGCTGGGGTCCAGGCAAACACCCCGATGCTTTAAGCGGAGAGCTAGGATTTACTGCAGAAGAACAAAGCAGGTATCATCAATATGCTGGTATCCGCACTTTGGAAAACATGGAAAGGCTTGTCAAAAACAAGCAATACCAAGACCTCAAGCGCGGTGCTATGTCAGATGTTTCGGGAAGCTCTTTAGCTAGAGATAGAGCTATCGATATGTTGCGTCGAGCTGTAACAGATGCAAGAGAGCAGGCTCGCGCTGATATATTGCAAGATCCAGAGTTTGGTAGGGATTTGCGTGTACGAATACAGCAATTAAATCGTGTTCGTCGCCAACAAGGAATTATGCTTAGAGAGGCAACACAATGACAGTTTCTAGCAGCACCAACTCAGCAAGCTATTCGGGCAATGGCAGCACGACTGTATTTGCGTATGGGTTCAAGATCTTTGCGGATTCCGATCTGACAGTCACGCTTGTCAATGACACAACTGGTGTAGAGACCACTCAAACACTGACGACTCACTACACTGTATCAGGTGCCGGCACTAACTCAGGTGGCAATGTTACTTTTGGAAGTGCTCCAGCAAGTGGCAACACTGTCAAAATAGAACGCATCTTGCCTCATACGCAGACGACTACTTATACAGAGAACGACGCATTTCCATCTCAAGCGCATGAAGATGGACTTGATCGGTTAACTATGCTGACACAACAAGCACCAGCGTATCGAGCTGGCACGTTTGTTCCTGTGGTAGCGGATGCAGCTGTAAGCGGAAACACGGCATCGGTAGGCACAGTACACGGTCGCTACATCAAAATAGGCCGATTAGTTCACGTCACTATTCAGCTAGCGAACATCAACACAACAGGCATGACGGGCGGAAACTCGCTGTATGTTAGGAATCTACCGTTTACTGCTGTAAACCTAGCGTCTAATACACTGTACTACCATGGCTCGATGACAACGCTTAACGTCAATGTAGAGTCTGATGGCCCGTACTTCCCAGTAGTGCTAGACAACACGAGCTACATTCTATTTAACCGCAGCTTAGATAATGGCGTTCAATTCGATCCGTTGCTTGTTAGTGAGATTACCAGCCCGACAGGCGATATCTATCTCAGTGTTGCTTATGAGGCATCATCATGAGCAATGTAGACCAACGAATTTTTAACGATATCCTTAGAGAGATCTTTAACGAGGTTTTCATAGGGAAAGAAACTTACGAAAGCGGAGTCAATATATTGCTTGAAAATGGCAATAAGTTATTGGCAGAAAACGCAGACGAATTAGTAACGGAGTAACTCATGGCAGACAAAAAGATTTCGCAGTTAACCGCACTTACGACACAGGCGAGCGCTGACGAGCTTGTTATTGTTGACTCTAGTGCTACACAAACCAAAAAGATTACCGTCAATAATCTGTTCCAGGGCATACCTGTCAGCGTAGGTATCGGTACGAGTTCTCCTCAACAAGCCCTTCATGTAGCTTCCTCAGGTAGTGCTAGAATCCAAATTCAAGATACAGACACAACTAAAGCGTCAGCAAGCTCTTTAATTGAATTTAACGGTTCTGACGGTCGCAGTGCTTTTATGGGTGTAGCGTCGGGCGCATTTACAACAGACCTTGAAGCTGGATCACGGATTGTGTGGGCTTTGAGCGGTTCCGAGAAAGCACGCATCGACTCTAGCGGTAACTTACTGGTTGGTAAGACTTCTGGTTCTTTTGGTACGGCAGGAAGCGCACTGTATTCTTCGGGATTAGCACAGCACACAAGAGACGGCGCAAGTGTTTTACAACTTAATCGTTTGTCTTCTGATGGTATCATCCAGACGTTCAACAAAGACGGAAACACAATCGGCTCCGTTGGTAGTTTTGCTGGAGATATGATTATTGGCCTCGGCGACCATAAGTTGCGATTCTTTGATGGTAGCAATGCAATTAGCCCTTGTGTAGATGCTGGAACAATTAACGACAATGCGATTAGTTTAGGTGTCGCTAACTCACGCTTCAAAGACTTATACCTTTCAGGCGGTGCGTATCTCGGCGGTACTGCGACGGCTAACAAGCTAGATGACTATGAAGAAGGAACGTGGACTCCAGTTATTGCCGATGCATCTACTGGTGGCAACACGGGAACAGCTACAACTGCCGTAGGATCTTATACAAAAGTAGGTAGACAAGTAACTGTTAATGTTCGGATTGATGATCTAGATACAACTGGAATGACTGGAGCAAATAGTTTATTTATTCGTGGACTTCCGTTTACAGCAGGATCTGGAACACCAGGACAGTCGCAAGGATCTGCTAGATTAGATAGCTTTAATCTCAACGATGATTGTGTTTCCGTTGTATCTTCTACAACATCTTCTAACTCTCATTTAACTTTGCGACAAACCGTAGATAACGCGGCAGATACTAACGTAAAAATTCAAAATGTTACGTCTGGATCTGCTGATGTTTTTGCCACAATTACTTACTTTGTATCTTAACCCTATAGCCTCAGTGGACTCTGGGGCTGGACTAACAGGAGACAACAATGTCATTAACTAAAGAAGTATCAGCAGACAAAGTCGAAGTAGTAACCGTAGACGGAACAACCTCTGTTCAAGTACGTACTGCTACTCGTATCGTTGAGGATGGCGCTGTCATTTCTCAGTCTTATCACCGTCACGTAATCAACTCTGGCGACGACTGGTCATCTGAGCCATCTAATGTGCAGGCTATCTGCAACGCAGTGTTCTCGTAGGGAGTAAGCAATGGCTGCTACATTTACATGGACTATCCCAACCGTTGAGAGAGTCCTCGCTGACGGGGGAATCACTATCGCTCACTGGCGTTGCGATGCAGTTGAAGATACTTACAGTGCTGGTTCTTATGGTACGGTGGGTCTGACGTATGACGCTGATGCCGCTGACTTTATCGCGTATGATTCAGTTACCGAGGCTGATGTAATTGGCTGGGTACAAGCTGAGATTAATCAAAGCGATACTGAGACTGCGCTGCAAAGAAACATTGATGAACAGAAGACGCCAACAACAGCATCGGGCACACCTTGGGAATAGTGAACTTATAGGAGAGGAGGTTTTATGACCGCCGAAGTGACAAAGAGCATTACTGCTCAAAATACATTTAGCGACGAGATAACGCTTCAAGGTTATTTCTCAATGTCTATCACTGGCGTTGCTGGCGGCACAATCGTAACCGTGCAGCGGCTCACTGGCGTAGATGGCACTACATTCACAGATGTAGAAGAGTTCAGTGCAAACGCCGAGCGATATGGCTATGAGCCTGAAGCAGTCAAATACAAGATTGGCGTAAAGACTGGAGACTTTGGGTCTGGTACGTGTAAGGTACGTCTAGGTTTGGTTGGTCGTGGTCATGGAACTACTACGCCAATCAGATGATCGACCCTGTCACAGCCGCAGCAGGTGCCGCCAAGGCCTTTGCTATGGTCAAGGGCATGGTCGAAGCTGGCAAGTCAGTAGAGGATACCATGGGGCAAATTGCCTCTTGGTATGGTCATGCGTCTGATGTGATGTATGCGGACAGGCGGGCACAGAATGTGTCTCCCTTCCGCAAGGTTGTATTCCCAAAAAGTGTTGAAGCAGAGGCAGTCAAAGCGTTTGCTGCAAAGAAGAAGATACAAACTCAGCAGCGTGAGATCATGCTCATGATACGCTATGCGTATGGCGATGATGGATTGCAAGAGTTCAGAGCGATCAAGAAGCAGATCGTCAATGAAAGACAGAGGACCGTCTATCGACAAAAAGAATTGCGCGATAAGTTTTTGGCGGTATTAATAGCTTTGTCTGGCGTGGTGCCTATAGTGTTTTTGATTTGGCTAGTTGTAACGAAAGGAAAGCAGTAAATGAATACCGCTGAGGAGGCCTTGAAGCGTATCGAGATACATGAAGCTGAATGCAAGCTAATGCGTGAGATGATCGAGAAGCGCTTAGAGCAAGGACAAGCGCGATTTAATAGGATCGAGCGAATGCTATTTGCGATGTATCCTTTCATTATTGCGTGTCTTGGTGCAGTGGAGTATTTGCGATGAAATTTGACGCGATAAAAGGCTTGATTGGTGAGTTAGCTCCTACGATTGGCGCAGCTCTTGGTGGTCCGGTGGGTGGCGCTGCAGCTGGTATGCTGGCTGATGTGCTGGGTTGCGAGCCAACGCCACAAAAAATAGAGAAGGCACTTGCCCAGGCTACACCCGAGCAGCTGGCTGAGATCAAAAAAGCCGAGCTTGACTTTGAGGTCCGCATGAAGGAGCTTGAAGTGGATGTGTTTGCGATAGAAGCAAAGGACACACAACATGCAAGAGAATCTTTCAAAGAAGATTGGACAGCTCGGGCCATTGCTTTGTTGTCAGTTTCACTCTTTGGTGGATATATTTTCATGGTGACAATACAACCGCCAGAGGCAAATGACGACGGCATAGTCAATCTTATTCTTGGCTACCTAGGTGGCATCGTATCTAGTGTCGTTGCTTTCTATTTTGGTGCAAGCAAGTCGGGGTCAAAATGAGAAAGAGCACAATGCGTAAGTTCAAGCCAGTAGCAAAGAAAGATGGCGTTCCGGTGAAGTACACCAAGGGTGCTGACGATCCAGAAGCAAGGCGCAGAGAGATCAAGCGCACTGCTGAACGGTATCGTAAGGGGTTACTCACAAAGGCAGAAATGGATCGCATTTCTAGGGAGAGATCGCGTGGCTAAATTCAAAGGCGTACCGACGGGTGGTTTTAGTCAAAGCACTTTGCAAAAAGTCTACAAGCGTGGCTTAGGTGCGTACTACTCAAGCGGCAGCAGACCAAAAGTATCGGCGCACCAATGGGCTATGGGCCGTGTTAAGTCATTTGTTACTGGCAAGGGTGGTGCTCGCAAGGCTGACAAAGACTTATTGAGCAGGAACAAAAAATGAATATCGCCAAGATCGCTGATCAACTCAAGCGCCATGAAGGTGTACGCCTGGCTGTCTATGACGATGCAACCGGCAAGCCGATACATGCAGGCGACACACTCAAGGGTCATCCAACTATTGGAGTGGGCAGGCTGCTGACTGATGCGCGTGGACTCAATACGGCTGAGATCGAAATGCTGCTGGCTAACGATATCGACGTAGTAATCGACGAGCTAAATCGTGAGATCCCATGGTGGAATGAGATGAACGAAGCACGCCAAGCGGCCATGATCAACCTGTGTTTTAATCTTGGGTGGCCTCGGTTATCAGGATTTAAGAATATGCTGGCTGCATGTGAAAAAGGGTTGTACGAGAAAGCGGCAGATGAAATGCAAGACTCTAACTGGTACGATCAAGTGGGTTTACGTGGCGTTGAGCTTGTAAATCAAATGCGTACTGGTCGGTTTGATGATTTGGATTAGTTAGGGGGAAGATATGCCTGAGCGTCTCGAAAAAAGCTTGATGGCACGAGCCAACAAAATGGGTCTCAAGGGCAAGGAAAAAGATGCCTATGTGTACGGCACGCTGACAAAAATTGCAGGACCAAAAGGTTCCGACAAAGCAGCAAAAACCGGAAAGATAAGGCGTGGCTAAGTCACCGGCGTGGCAACGTAAAGAAGGCAAGAATCCAAAAGGTGGTCTTAATGAAAGAGGCCGTCGTTCATACGAGCGTGAAAATCCTGGCAGTAATTTACGCCGTCCTGTTAGGTCTGGTGATAATCCTCGCCGCGCCTCTTTTCTTGCTCGGATGGCAGGTATGCCTGGTCCTGAGCGAGATAGTAAGGGTCGTCCGACGCGTCTTCTCTTATCTCTCCGCGCTTGGGGAGCAACTAGTAAAGCGGATGCTAAACGGAAAGCTGCCGCAATCAGCAAACGCAACAAGGCGAAAGCATAATGTACGGCAAGGGTAAGAAGAAAAAGCCAAAGGGTAAGTAGTTAGTCCTCGTTTGGCTCTACGCCAATGATGATTAGCGCTCGCTTGGCCATGTCTGAGGCATCACCCACGTTGTCTCTGCAGGCTATGTTTTGCAGTAAGAAAATCAACTCTTCATTGATGCCAGCTGTCTGCTTGCATGTCGGGCAGTCTCCCCTCACACCAATCTGCCGACTCCTGAAGAAGTCTTTCAGCACCTCCACATCGTTCATATTGTCCATGGTTTCTCCATCCATTTAACTGCTTCCTTATTTTCCTAAACGCTCTTTGTTCTATGTTGCGGACCTCATGGCGATCAATGCCTAGCTCGTCCGCTATGTCTCGATAGCTTCGTACTGCATAGCTATCCTTTTTTGTGTACCGTTTTGCCATGAATACATCCTTCGGCATGATGAGGCGCACAGTAACAGTAAGCGCACGCCTCAGTCTCTCCAAATATTTCACGTCTAACGATGGTCTTTCTGTCTGCCCTGCGATGCCAGGTGATGCCATTGCTCGTGCGTATCCACCCAACATACCCTTCTTCATAGGCCCAAGATAGACCTCGATCAACCTCCGATGGTTTGATGAGAAGGGCGGCGGCGATCTCGCTTTCTGTGCGAGGGCCGCTCGTCCAACTCATCTCCGTTCTGACGCGCTCCCAGATATCACTGCCATCAGTGACGCGTCTTTTCGGACTCACCTACGAAACACTCCTCCTCTGTATCCCACCACTCGGGGCCACGCTGCTCTAGCTGGTACTGCTCGCACTGTCGATCAAGTGTATCCACCATCTTCTCCAGTGCAGCACGTAGGTCTGAACAGATGATGACAATACGCTGGATAGGCCCGTAGGCCTCCAGCTCATACCATCCATCAGCTCTCGTTATCAGCACCGATGTCCCCCGTAGGGTGCGATTCCAAGAACTTTTGGACTTCGGTACGTGTGACAAAGATTCGGGAACCTGTGTCGATGCTCGGGATGTTTCCCGCTTGAACCAGACGTAAAGCCCGCTTGTAGTTCCTTTGACTGCTTTCACCAAAAAGATAAGCGGCCAAGTCACTGATCGAAAGAAGTTCACCATGCATTATTCCCTCCGTAACTCTGCTGTGGTGCTTGCTGTTGCGGTGCCTGGTCATCAATCTTATTGACAAACAGATTCATACGTCCAGCGATAGGCCATGCTCGGCTGTCCTGTCCAGCCTTCTGCTTCAGTGTTAGCTGTAGCTGTACGCCAGCCTGTGCAAGCTGGTGATGTAGCTGCTCAACCGCCATTTGCTGCTGGTCGGTCAGTGGATAGGGTCGATTGTTCGCATCATCCCAGCCATTGTTGAAGGTAAGCCAGGCAGATGCCTGATACTCAACGGGCGCATTGCCTGTGCTTGCGTTGATGTTCTGCTTGAAGGTGATCTTTGCGTTGCCGAGGTGTGGTTTGTTAGCCATTGTTTGCTCCTTAGAATGGTACGTCTTCAGCGATTGCTTTTTTGCGGGCTAAGAATGCCGCGTTAATGATGCCGTTTAGCTCTGCGTGGTTCTGAGACATGAGCTTGAGGGCGGTGATGTTGTCCTCTTTCCACTGCTCCAGCGCAATATCATCAACACAAGCGTTGATCTCTTGGCAGGTTATCAGCGGTCCATACTCTTTGCCATTGACCATGATGTTTTTGGTCTTGGCTTCCTGCTGCACGTTCTCCGGTGTCTTCTGTGCCTTCGGTTTGCGTGCTGGTTTGGGCGGTGGAGGTGGTGGTTCTACTGGCGCACCAGCTTCGACTAGCTTGCCATCATCGTCAAACTCATAGTTCTCTACGAGATCCTTGTCGCCACCGATACCTAACGCGAGTACCAGGCTGTACCGCTTGCCGTAGGTAACAGCGGCACCATAGCCATGCTCATTCTGCTTGCTAGCCGGAACATCAACTATTCCAGATGACAGTGCGCCACCATGACCAAAGATGATTGTCTCGATTGCGGCACCACCAGGGCGAGGATGTGATACATGCTGAAAGAACAAGCCATGCTTGCTCATTGGCTCTCGCACTCTCTTCAGGATCTCTTCATAGGTGATGTACTTGCCATAATTTGCATCGCCCTTTTTACCGCAGATAATCGGGTCAGCGTGAAACTCTGCGAGTTTCTTCAGCAGCTCTGGCGTAGGCTGCAATCCTTTATCTTCTACTTCCATATCTTATAAGCCTCTTCTAAGTAGCTTGGTGGTTCTTGCCAGCACAGTTCATTCCATTCTGGCGAGATCATCTCCATCAGCTCGCTGGTATCCTCAGCAACCTGCAGGAACTTTTCAGTGACGTTGTTCTGCCGCTCGGTCTCCCTGATAACTTCATCAAGGTAGTCGGGCTTCATCTCGTCACAGTTGTATTGGTGGAACAGTCGGTAATCAGACTTGTTCACATAGAGTAGCCAGACTGGCATACCGCCATTGAGTGCGCGGAATCCTGCCACCTGACTTACGTTGGCTTGCTCCCATACGCCGGTAAGGTTTTTAGGTAAGCTGTTCTGCGCCCATCCTGACTTCGTTGTTTTGCTGCGCTTTGACCATTTAGTCTTCAGGTCGCCGCGAAAAGCATAGTCTGGTAGGGTTTTATACGGGATCTTGTTGCTGCCGATATAGCCGATTAGCTCCCTTTCATTCACTCGATTGGGGTCTTCGGTAAGCGCTTCCATCAAGCCGTGGTATGCGTTCTCTACCACCGGCTCGATCTCGTCAAGGTACTGATCACACTTCAGCTCGTCGGTGCCATCATCCCAGCTGCGGTGAACGTAGTACTCATGAAACTGCATGTACGCCCACTCTTTAGCTTCATTGAGGTCGGCGTCGCCAAAGATCGCCATGTCTACTGCTGTTTGTGCCAGCTTTCCGCACTCCATGTTGGCGTTGCTCGCCTGGTTAAACTTCGAATCCAGTTTGCGGATTGTCTTCCATGCCTCGTCGATCTGATCGCTCGATGCTAGCTCTGACTTCACAATGTGCCAGGCATCCGATAGCTTGGGCCTGATAACGCACTTGTCGAATAGGGTTTTGCTCCTTGTCTTTGACCTGGGATTGCTGTGCCAATAGTAGTTATGGCGCTTCGCCCAGGCTGGCAATTCGATTTCATCCATTGCTTTTATCCTGTCTCATTTCTGCACGTAGCGGCATTGAGTGTCACGTTATATCCATTGACTGATCTTGTCAACACCCATAAACTGACAGGAAAACAAGCGAGGAAACCCGCATGACATTAGATCAATGGCGCTGCCGAAAGCGCCTCAGTTACAGTAAATTAGCTAGGCTACTTGGCGCTCCCCATGCGACCGTGGTGCGGCGATGGTGCCTGCCTGCCGATCACGCATATAGGGTTATACCGAGCGGTAAATACATGGCACGTGTTGTTCAATTATCTGATGGATCGGTTACACCCAATGACTTCTACCTTCAGCGAAACTGAAGACCAAGTACATCTGCGCGTGGTCAAGTGGCTGGACATGGTGCTACCCCGTGGCTACCTGCTGCATCACTCCCCCAATGAGGGCAAGCGCCACATCAACTTCAAAACAAAGTTGAAAAGGATGGGTACCAAATCGGGCTGGCCTGACCTGGAAATCTTTGTGCCTGATGAGGCGTTTTATCCTAGCTTTAGCCCCTCACCCATCATGATTGAGCTGAAGCGCACAAAAGGCGGTCGTGTCTCAGACAGCCAGAAACAGCTCTCACGGCATTTTAAGCACTTAGGTATACGATGGTACTGCTGTAACAGCGTTCGTGCTGTGAGGGACGTCCTACGGCCTCTCATAGCCATTCATGAGTCAGTGAGTAGCGATTCACTGCTCGAACCGTTAACTACAACCACAAGGAAGCGTAAAAATGAGTCAGCAAAAAAGAATTCTTAACTACCTAAAGCAGGGGAAAGAATTAACTAGGATAAACAGTTGGCAAGAATTGAGAGTGCTCGAAGCCCCAGCTAGGATCAGCGAGCTGCGCGCGAAGGGCCATCACATCCACACTGAGATGATTACCATACGCAACAAGTACGGCGAGAAGGTACGCATTGCTAAGTGGACGCTCAAATGAACTTAGAAATACGATATGCAAACGCTGGTGATTTATCTTATATCGATCATTTGCAGAAAAAAAATGCCGAAGAATTAGCTTTTTATCCAAAAGCTGTTTTCGAAAGAGAGATATCAAATCAACGTATCTTGTTGGCCTTAGTAAATAATCAACACGCTGGGTATTTGTATCACGGGGCTATGGGCTTGGATAAGGTCAACAAAATACATCAAGCCTGCATCGAATACGATCTACGCGGCCAGTGGTACGGCGCGGGGTTGGTTAATCAGCTTGAGGCAATGAATAAAATCGTAAGCTCAGATGGATTGAGTTTGCGTTGCGGCTCTGATATTGCCGCCAACCAATTTTGGCAACGCATGGGATTTAGCTGTATCGATATCCAACCTGGTGGCGTTAGAAGGATGAGGGACATTAACGTATGGTACAAATCAATCAGTGAGGGGCTTTTTTCTGTAGATCACATCGAGCCAAGCACAAAAAAGAAAGACGCTAGTATTTGGACTAAACGAAAAAACAAAAGCCAATCAAGTATGTTGCGTGGAAAAGCACTGCTTGATTACCGCAACGCTATTTTGTCTGAGCATGGCGAGATTAGCGGGAACGGTTCTGGGAACCATGGGAACGATGGAACGAAAAAGGGGGTTGACGCCCCCCATTTCTGACGTTACGCTTCGCTTGTCAGCCCCGACAGCATAAGCTAAGCATATAGCTTATATAAAGCATTGCTAAGCATAAGCATAAGCTAAGCAATAGCTAATTACTTATATAAACTAATAGCTTATATAAAGCATTGCTTAGCTATAGCTAGCTAAGGTAAGCATTGCTAAGCATTAGCTGTTTGATGTTAGTTTATCCAGAAAGCAAAGCCATAGCGCTCTGCGTTACGCATGTATCGGCGTAGTGTGGTGTAGCTAACGCCAAGGTCTAGCGCGATGGATTCATAGCTACAAAAAAGGCCGCGCTGCTCGAAGGCATACGCGACCTGTTCAATGCTTAGTTTGGGTTTCAATGAACTAAACCTTTTGGCTCTATCCGTACTGCATTGTAGACATGGATAGCATCGAGTGCTCGTTCAGGATTCCAATCACATTCAGCGTTAAATGTATTGTCCAGCTCTTCGGCAAAGAGCCGAGCATTACGCTCGGCTTCGCTGTGATTGTTGGCGTAGCATCTCATTATCTGAGTTTCGCCACAGGGACACTTGAGCTTGACTTCGTAGTCAATCATGTTGCTCCTCCTCCAAGTCCATCAATTCATCCACCCGTCATAGTAACGGGCTTCAATGCCTTGCTCCTTAAGATACTTAAGGGCGGGACCAACACTACGTTGCGCAGACAGGTTTCCCTGTACAGGCGGCGCGGGAATAACGGTCTTTGGTTCAGCGGTTCGTTTGCGAGGTCCGCAAAACCAAACTTGAATGCCCTTGCCACCGCAACAGCTCCCCTCGTCCTTGGCTCCTTGAGCGCGCCATTCCTCATTCCAAAGCTGTTCTGCGGTGCGCAGTTCAGCGTTAATCTTTTCCAGATCGACTGGCTGGTAGGCCAGCACAGTCTCTGGGTTTCCAGTGTAAAAACGTGGTGCAGTTTTCATGGTTTAGCTTCCTTATTTAACTTCTTTGTAGTTACGCTGCTTCATCCTTGTCTAACAGGTTGTCAGCCATAGACATGGCACAGTCGTCCATGATGCGGTCGAGAATCCAGTACGCGTCAGTCTCAACCCAGTTGTCTACTTCGCAGCTCTGGTACCCGACAGTCTTGGCAAGCCTGAACATCTCAGCAGCATTGCCAGGCATCGTGTTGATCCTGGCTTCTTTAGCCACATCGCCCATGAACTCAACCATTTCTTCGTCAGACTCTAAGAAACCACCGAAGGGTTCGTTAGGGTAGCGAGTAGCCACAGAGACGATGTTAGCGCTTGCTAACTTCAGAGCGATGTCTACGACAGTCATGTCGCGGTCATTGCCGCCGATGCGCTCCTGAGTAACTAGGTTGTAAGGAGTAAAGCCCCAAGTACCTGCGCGTTTGGCGTAGCGGGCTAGTGCCGCAAAGTCAGATGGTTCACATAGATATGCACTCATAGTTTAGTTTCCTTGTGTTGGTTTCTTGAGACGCTCCGAAGAGCGTTTCGCTTGGTTACCAGCCAAGCTCATCAGTCAAGACTTG